TATCAAACTTTGGAGGATTCCAATGATAAGGATTTGGTAGAATTTGAACTTCGTAACTATTCTTTCCGTTATAACAGACCTCCTGATAATAAGGAAGACCCTTATCATGAACTTCCTCTTGTTCGTCGTTTGGCTGCTGCGGCATTGATGAAATGTCGAGATAAGGTTAAACACAAGAGGATTAACGATATGTCTGGTCTTTTCATTTATCAGAATGAGTTTGACATTGTTTAATTTTTTATTATGGCTTCTTACACTGGAATGTCCAATCTCCAGAATCACCCACACCGTTCTGGATTTGATATTGGACGTAAAAATGCATTTACTGCGAAAGTTGGTGAGCTTCTTCCCGTTTATTGGGATATCTCTATGCCTGGTGACAAGTATAGGTTCAACGTTGAGTATTTTACTCGTACCCAACCTGTTGAAACTTCTGCTTATACCCGTTTGCGTGAATACTTTGATTTTTACGCTGTGCCGTTGCGTCTTCTTTGGAAGTCCGCTCCTTCTGTGTTGACACAAATGCAGGACGTTAATCAGATACAGGCTTTGTCTTTGACCCAAAATCTGTCGCTTGGAACTTATTTGCCTTCTTTAACTATAGGCACTCTAGGTTGGGTTTTTCGGTATTTAAATGGAGATAGCTGGACCCCTAATGATGCTAAATCTTTGAAAAATGCTTTTGGATATTCTCGCGCGGATTTGTCTTTTAAATTATTATCTTATCTTGGATATGGTAATTTAATTCAATCGCCGCCTACTACTGGCAGTCGTTGGTGGTCTACTTCTTTAAAAGTAGATTCTTCTTCTTTGTATTCTCAAGCGTATATTCAGAATACTATTGTTAATATTTTCCCTCTTCTTATCAGAAAATTTACCAAGATTTTTTCCGTTGGTCTCAATGGGAAAAGGCTAATCCCTCTTCTTATAATGTCGACTATTTTTCTGGAGTTTCTTCTTCCTTGGTTTCTTCTCTTCCTGTTGCGTCTTCTGAATATTGGAAGTCCGATACAATGTTCGACCTCAAGTACTGTAATTGGAACAAGGACATGTTAATGGGTGTTCTTCCCAATTCTCAATTTGGTGATGTTGCTGTCATTGATATGGATTCTACTGGCGAATCCAACGTTGTTTTGGGAATTGACCCCCATAAGAGTACTATGGGCACTGCCTCTGCTGTCTCTTCTAGTACTTCTCCGGTTCCGCTTTTTGCCCTCCAGGCTTCTTCTTCTAATCCTGTATCTGTATTTTCTACACTTCATGTCGATATGTCTTCCTTGAAGTCTCAATTTACAGTTCTCGCTTTTCGTCAGGCTGAAGCCCTTCAACGTTGGAAGGAAATCAGTCAGTCCGGAGATAGCGATTACCGAGAACAAATTCGTAAACATTTTGGAGTGAATTTGCCCCAAGCTCTTTCCAATTTGTGTACCTATATTGGTGGTATCTCTCGAAACCTTGATATCAGTGAAGTTGTTAATAATAATCTTGCTACCGAGGGTGATACTGCTGTTATCGCCGGTAAAGGTGTTGGTACCGGTAATGGTACTTTTGAATATACAACTAATGAGCATTGTGTTGTTATGTGTATTTATCATGCCGTTCCCTTGCTTGATTACACGATTACAGGACAGGATGGTCAGTTATTGGTAACTGATGCTGAATCTCTTCCAATTCCTGAGTTCGATAATATTGGTATGGAAGTTCTTCCTATGACGCAGATTTTCAATTCTCCGAAAGCTTCTATCGTCAATCTGTTTAATGCCGGATATAATCCTCGTTACTTTAATTGGAAGACCAAGCTTGATGTTATCAATGGTGCTTTTACTACTACCCTTAAATCTTGGGTTTCTCCTGTCACCGAATCTCTTCTTTCCGGATGGTTTGGTTTTGGATTCAATGAAGGTGATACTAATCCAACTAATAAGGTTGTTTTGAATTATAAGTTCTTTAAGGTTAACCCTTCTGTTCTTGATCCTATTTTTGGAGTGAATGCGGATTCTACCTGGGATACTGACCAGTTATTGGTTAACTCTTATATTGGTTGTTATGTTGCTCGCAATTTGTCTCGTGACGGCGTGCCTTACTAAATTTTGTTTTAATTATGATTGGAAAATTTAATAATTTGAATAGTTTGGAACAAGGTTCTGGACTTATTCCCAATGTTGCTCCTGATGCTTTTTCTGTTGCTCCTGAATTTGATTCTACGGAGCAACTTCGTGTTGAAATTGATGATACGGATGAATCTCGTCCTGTGCGTTATACTTCTGATATTCGTTTACTTCTTCATAATAAGGATTTGGCCTCTCGTGCTGGGATTTCTGTTGCTTCCAAATTTGGACAAAGTAAACAATCTGCTTCCCAAATTCAGCAAATAATGGATACGATGTCTGATGATGACCTTTTGAATACTGTACGTTCACGATATGTACAGTCTCCCTCTGAAATTATTGCTTGGTCTAAAGAGTTGTCAGCTTATGCTGAACGTCTCGAAACTCAGGCACAAGAATTGATAGATGCTGAAACCGCTAAACAAGAGGAAGAGAAAGCTGCTGCTGCTGCTGCTGCTGCTGATCCTTCCTCTTCTTCTGAATAATGGGTCTTCTTGGTTCAATCGCTGGTGGTCTCCTTGGTATAGGTTCTTCTGCTATTCAAAATTCGCAGAATAGACAAAATGTCATAGAGACCAACCGGATGAATTATAAGATAAATCAGATGAACAACGCGTTCAACGAGCGTATGGCAATGCAGCAGCGTGATTTCCAGGAAAATATGTGGAATAAAGAAAACGCATATAATACTGCCTCCGCGCAACGTCAACGCCTCGAAGAAGCTGGTTTAAACCCTTATTTGATGATGAATGGAGGTTCTTCCGGTGTAGCTCAATCTGTTGGTACTGGTGCTTCTGCTTCTTCTTCCGGAGCTGCTGTCATGCAGCCTTTCCAGGCGGATTATTCAGGTATTCAGCAAGCTATTGGTTCTGTGTTCCAGTCCCAAGTTCAGCAGGCTCAAGTTTCACAGTTGCAAGGACAGAAAAACCTTACGGACGCTCAAGCTATGCAAGCTCTTTCCAATGTTGATTGGTCAAAAATGACTAAAGAAACTCGTGAGTATTTGAAAGCTACCGGTTTGGCACGTGCCCAACTTGGTTATTCCAAGGAGATGCAGGAGCTTGATAATATGGCTTTCGCTGGACGTCTTTTGCAGGCACAAGGTACTGCTCAATTACTTGATGCTGAAGCAAAAACTGTTCTTAACAAATACCTTGACCAACAGCAGCAGGCAGATTTAAATGTCAAAGCTTCTGAGTATTACAGTCAGATGTCTCATGGCCATTTGAATTATAACCAGGCTAAAAAAGTCCTTGCTGATGAGGTCTTGACTTATGCCCGTGCCAAAGGTCAGAAAATCAGCAATAAGATTGCTGAAGCTACTGCTGATTCTTTGATCCGCGCTTCAAATGCTTCAAATCATTCGAATGCTGAATTTGAGCTTGAGGCCGTTAAGTTCAATCGTGAGCGTGCTCGTTCTCGTAGTATAGAGGATTGGTATCGTTCTCGTAATGAAGGCAAGAAATATAAGTATTATGATGCTGACAAAGCTATTCATTATGGCACTTCTATCGGCAATACTATAGGTAACTTCTTACCCTGGTAGGTCTTTTTGTTTGCTATGTGTACCCGGCTCGCTGTGAAGCGCGTCGGGCTTTGCTGTTTGTAGCAATAGTAATTTTCGGCAACCGCGCGTAGCGTGGTTATACACCTACTGAATTTTGGGACGATAGGACTGAAATTCAGAGCCGTTAGGCTATAGTACTGCCTTCCTTAAAGCTTGACGTTTGCAACGCGTAAGCAATCTCCCTGGAAACCTTTCTTTTCCGTCGCCGCTATACCCCCTAAATATAAATTGGTGAAACCTACATGAGTTTGCCCGTAGGGAAAGCTATTTACCTCATAGCTTTCAGTCTCCTCTTGTCTTTATAGCGCAAACTCACAGACCAGCCTGCCACCCACATAACTTATTGTTTATTTGTGTTAATAATCGTACGAACATTTGTTTTTTTTAAATCTTTATTTATATCTTTGCTTTGTCTTTAAAAAACAATGTCTAATTTAAATTTTTGAGTTTATGGAAAAGTATTATTTGTGTTCTATTCAATCAAAGTTAAACCCCAATACGAATGAAACTGTTCTTGTTCCTGTTGACGAAGTTTCTGCATTTGTTTCTTCGAATCTTCGTTCGGATTGTATTCTTATTATTTCTCAATGTTCAACCTTTAAAGCAATTTCTGATGAAAAGTGAAACTAAAACTAAAATTTGGTCTGCAATTATTGCAGCTGCTGTCAGTCTTCTTACGTCTATTGGCCAAATATTTTCGTAAGTCATGAATCCAGAATTAATGAAATTTGTTGAGTGGCTTCTCCGCCATAATATTCATTTTACTGTTACTTCCGCTTTTCGTACTGAAGAACAGAATAATGCATGTAATGGCGCTAAGAACTCTCAACATTTAACCGGTGATGCTGTTGATTTAAAACCTGTCAATCTTTCTGTTGACGCTTTTATTTCATTAATTAAAAAATACTCTTTTCCTTATGACCAGCTTATAAAATATCGAACTTTTATTCATATTTCTTTTGCTCGTTATCGTAAGCCTCGTTATATGGAACTTAATTTTACTGATAGAAAATGATTACAAAGGAATTGCAGAATAAGTTGATAACCCGTTGTCAGAACCCTCATACGGTTATTAATAAATATACACACGAACCTGTTGTTGTTTCTTGTGGTTGTTGCCCTTCTTGTGTACTTCGCCGTTCTGCTATTCAGACTAACTTACTTACCACTTATTCTGCTCAATTCCGTTATGTTTACTTTGTCACTCTCACTTATGCTCCTTGCTTTCTTCCTACTTTGGAAGTTTCGGTTATTGAAACTTGTACAGATGATATTGCGGATGTGCCCTGTGTTCCCAATATTAATGAGTTGGACGCTGGTGACGATAATACTTATTTGTTTGGTTTTCGTAGCGTTCCTCGTACCGCTTCTATCAAATTGAAGAATTCTACTGTTGAACGTACCTTTAAGGACCCTGAAGTTAAGTTTTCTTATCCTATGAAGCCTAAGGAGCTTTTATCTATCCTTGGAAAGATTAAACATGATGTTCCGAATAGGATTCCTTATGTTTGTAATCGTGACCTGGATTTATTTTTGAAACGTTTAAGAAGTTATTACCTTGATGAAAAATTACGTTACTACGCTGTATCAGAATACGGCCCTACCAGTTTCCGCCCGCATTGGCACTTGCTTCTGTTTTCCAATTCCGAGCAATTCTCAAAAACTATTTGTGAAAATGTATCTAAGGCTTGGTCTTACGGACGTTGTGATGCGTCACTCTCGAGAGGATTCGCAGCTCCGTATGTTGCGTCGTATGTTAATAGTTTTGTCGCTTTACCCAACTTTTATACTCAAATGCCAAAAGTGGTGCGACCTAAATCCTTCCATTCCATTGGATTTACCGAATCAAATCTCTTTCCTCGAAAGGTACGAATTTCCGAAATTGACGAGGTTGCCACTAAGTGCCTTGATGGCGTCTGCGTTGAGCGCAATGGACGTTTTCGCACAATTAAACCTACGTGGCCGTATCTCCTTCGATTATTCCCCAGATTTTCGGACCCTATTCGTAAACTTCCATCGAGTGTTTACGAATTATTATATTCTGCGTTCACTGCGCCCCAACGCGTCATTCGTAGCGGATGTGCAGATATAACTTGTGACCCTTTTAATGAAAACGCTCCTTTCAAACAAAGCATTTTGTCTTTTTGTAAACAGTATTTAAATTATATTGATAAACAGTGTAAGCTGTCTTGATGCA